TAGCGATCTTCGTGCCGTGGTACTGGCAGGAGGAGTACCGCCGCACTGTGCCGGCCGGATTTGAGCTGGATGAGGACGAGCGCGCCTACGCCCAGCTGTATGGCCTGGACTTGGAGCAAATGGCGTGGCGGCGGAACAAGATTTCCGAGCTGAAGGACGCCGCGCTGTTCAAACAGGAATACCCGGCTACAGCAGCTGAGGCGTTCCAAATGTCCGGCCACGACAGCTACATCAAGCCAGCATTGGTAGCGCAGGCTCGTAAGACCGTCAAGGACCCGGCCGGCCCGCTGGTAATCGGCCTGGATCCGGCTCGCTTCGGCGACGACAGCACAGCGATGATCCGGCGCCGAGGCGGCAAGGCGTTTGGTCTGGAACGCCGGGCCAAATGGGACACGATGGCAGTTTCGGGCTGGGCCAAGAAGGTCATTGATGAAGAAGCCCCCGCCAGGATGTTTATCGACGTTGGCGGGATCGGTGCAGGTGTCTACGACCGGCTGAAGGAGATGGGTTACGGCAAGGTTGTCGTGGCCGTCAACTTCGGCTCTGCGCCGCAGGAGCCGCCTAAGGACGGGGGCGGACCTGCCAACCGTCGTGCCGAAATGTGGATGCGGTCGAAGGAATGGCTAGAAGAGATCGCAGGGGTGGAGATCCCCGACGACGACGCACTGCAGGCCGATGCCTGCGGGCCTGGATATCGGTACGACAGCCATTCACGGCTGATCCTTGAGTCAAAAGAGCATATGCGCGAGCGAGGCATCAGCAGCCCCGATGGTTGGGATGCGTTGGCGCTGACGTTCGCTGAGCCTGTGGCAGTGGCTGCCCCTATCCGCCTCAACTTCGCATCGGAATTCGCCTAATGGCTGAGTACAAGAACACGCCAGAAGATCCGAAGTTCGCGACGGAGCGTTCGGGCGTGGACAAGGAGGCGCTCCACAAGGAGATGCTATCCCGGCACCAGTACGCCCGCGGCTACTGGCGGAACCAGTACCGGCTTGCGGAGCAGGACATGGAGTTTGCCTTCATGCCCGACACCCAGTGGGACGAGTGGATGGCGCAGACCCGAGCTGGTCGCCCCATGTACACCGTCAACAAGCTCCGTCAGGCAATGAAGCAGATCACCAACGACCAGCGCCAGAACAGGCCGCAGGCGAAGGTGAGGGCAGTTGAGGATAGCGATGCTGATCTGGCTGAGATCCGTCAGGGCCTGATCCGCAACATCGACCAGACCAGCGAGGCCGACCGGGCACGGGACACAGCCTTCCAGTTTGCGGTGGGCGGTGGCTACGGCGTGTGGCGCGTCAACTACGGCTACGAGGATGACGGCGGTTTTGACATGGTCATCCGCAAGGAAGAGATCGCCAATCCGTACACGGTGGTGTTCGACCCTGCGGCCAAGTCAAAAGATCGCCGAGATGCCCGCTTTGCCTTCGTGGACAGCACGTGGGCACGCTCGGCATTCCGGGAGAAGTGGCCTGATGCGCAGCTCGTTTCGGTCGATGACTGCGGCGAGACGCACCGCGACTGGTTCCAAGAGGAAGAGGTGACCGTCTCGGAATACTGGTACAAGACCAGCGAGACTTACACCCTGGTCCTGATGTCCAACGGTGCCTCCTACGACGAGGCTGAGATCGCCGATGTGCTGGACGAAATGGCCCAGGCAGGGATCACGGTCCAGCGCAGCCGCAAGGCAACCCGTGAGAAGGTCTGGCAATGCATCGTGTCCGGCGCGGAGATCCTGGAAGGCCCCAACGAGTGGGCCGGCCGCTTCATCCCGCTTGTGCCGGTGTGGGGCGAAATCCTCAACCTTGGCGGTAAGGAGACGTTCTTCGGGGCAGTCCGCTTCGGCAAGGACGCCCAGCGCATGTACAACTACGAGCGCTGGACGTTCATCGAGGTTCTGTCTGATCAGCCTTACAGCCCGTTCATGGCGCCGGCTGAGTCGTTGGCCGGTTACGAGGGCCAGTGGAACAGCCTGAAGACAAAACGGCCCCCTGTGCTGCTGTATAAGGCAGACCCGGCGCTTCCCAATGCAGGTAAGCCGTCACGCGAGCCGACAGCGCAGTTCCCGGCAGCGTTGGCCCAGGCCGCAGCTATTAGCAGTGACGACATCAAGGCTGCGACCGGTATCTACGATGCGAGCCTGGGCGCTCGGTCCAACGAGACGAGCGGCCGGGCAATCTTGGCGCGGCAGCGTGAGGGCGATGTAGCCAACTTCGACTACATCGACAACCTGTCGTACGCCATGAAGTACGACTTCGAAATCACGAACGACCTGATTACCAAGATTTACGACACCGAGCGCCAGATCCGAATCATTGGTGAGGACGGCGCAGAGAAGGTGATTCGGGTCAATCAGGCGATGGTCGACCAGCAGACTGGGCGCGAGGTGGTTCTAAACGACCTGTCACAGGGGCGGTTCGACATCGCTGTAACGATTGGCCCCAGCTATACCACGCAGCGGATGGAAGCTGCGGAAGCCATGATGCAGCTGTCGAATGATCCAAGCCCGCTGGGCATGGTCGCCAAGTACGGATTCATCAAGTCTCTTGATATGCCTGGTCTTGAGGATGTTCGTAAGGCGGCCCGCCGAATCGTCGTCCAAGCCGGCTTGCTTGAGCCGGAAGAGGGTGAAGAGGCTCCGCAGCAACAGCAGCCTGGCCCTGAGCAGATGGCACAGGCTCAGAAGATGCAGGCCGACGCCAACAAGTCTGAGGCGCAGGCGGTCAGCTACATCGCGTCTGCTCAGAAGGACGCCGCCCAAGCCGAGTCCATTCGGCTGGGCAACCTATCGAAGGAACAAGAGGCGCAGCTACAGGAGCTGTTCCGAACGTTCCTGACAACGCAGATCGGAATGCAGGGGGCCCAGATGGGCCCCTTCTCTTTTCAGTGACCCAAAACCGTACCGGTGAGGTTCACCGGGCAAATATCGCCAGAGGCGCACATGAGTGACGAAGTGACCAAGCCGGGTCCGGTGGACAACAGCCACCTGGACGCGGGAATTGCCGCGCGAGCCGAGAAAGCTGAAGCACAGAAGCCTGTGGAGAAGGAGCCCACGGAGCCGAAGGTGGAAGCTCAGACCGGCGAGCAGAACGAAACCGAAGGAACGGCAGCTTCGGAAGCGGATGATGCGGCCGCCCAGCGACCCAAGAACAAGGGTGTTGGAAAGCGCATCGATGAGCTGACGCGTGAGAAGTACGACGCGCAGCGGGAGCGTGACTACTGGCGTGAACAGGCGATGCGCAATCAACGTCAGCCTGAGCAGCGCCAGGAGCAAGCAGGACAGACGGAACAAGCCACCGACGAACCGACCCTTGAAGAGCATGGGTTCGATGTCGCCGCCTATAACCGGGCTTGGTACGACTGGCGTAAGCAAGAAGATGCCAAGGCCGATCAGAAGGCCAAGGAAATCCAGAGCCAGCAGGAACGAGCAAAGAAGTATCAGGACAGCGTCCAGGCATTCGCGGAGGCAAATCCGGACTTCTATGACGTGTTCCACGGTGGGTTGCCGGTGACTCAAACCATGGCCGAGGCCATTACTGACGCCGACAACCCCGCTGCCATTGCTTATTACCTGGGTCAGAACCCGGAAGAAGCCGCCCGGATTGCGGGAATGAGCCCTTCCGCCGTGAGCCGAGCCATCGGACGTATTGAGGCAAAGCTGGAATCCCAGGCCGCCCCCGCTGCAGCCGAGCAAGCACGCGCGCCCGAACAAAAAACCGTGACCAAAGCCCCGCCCCCGGTGACCACCCTCTCCGGCGCTCCGCCTGTTGTGAAGGACCTGACGGAAATGTCCATGGCCGACTACGACGCGCAGCGCAGGAAAGAGCGAAAGGCCCGTGGGCTCTAAGGAGACATTCCCATGGCAAATCAGTTCCTCAATACCCAGCTAATCACTCGCGAAATCCTGTCGGTTCTGCGCCAGAAGCTCACCTTCCCGCGCAAGATCAACATGGAGTACAAGAGTGAGTTCGCCGTCACTGGCGCCAAGATCGGCGACACCGTCAACATCCGTGTGCCGACCCACGCAAAGATCCGCAGCGGCCGCATCATGGATGCGTCCAACATGGTCGACAAGACCGTCCCGCTGACCATCTCCGATCAGACTGGTGTTGATCTGGTGTGGAATAGCTCGGACATGGCCCTGAAGATCGATGACTTCAGCGCCCGTTACCTGGATCAGCCCATCGCCGACCTGGCCTCGCGCATCGAGCAGACTGTTCTGCAGCGCGCCCTGCCGTTCGCGGCCAACTTCGTGCCCAACGCCGATGGCAAGCTGGACTTCGTGGAAGCTCTGCGTGCCAACAAGGTACTGACCGACAATCTGGCGCCAACTCGCCGGTTCATGGTGACCAACACCAGTGGCACGGTGCAGGTGGTCGACCAGCTGAAGGGCTTCTTCAACGCCCAGGATCGCCTGGCCGAGCAGTACGAAGACGGTCTGATGGCCCGCGCAGCTGGCTTCGACTGGTTCGAAACCACCAACATGCCGGCACAGGCCTACGGCACTTCGGCTATCCCGGGCACCTATCAGGTCAACGGCGCCAACCAGACCGGCAGCTCCATTGCGGTCAACACGGGCACTGGCACCCTGGTTGCTGGTCAGCACGTCACCTTCGCGGGCGTGTATGCCGTGAACCCGGCCACCAAGGTCTCTACCGGCGTCCTGCAGACCTTCGTCGTGACGGCCAACTACGCCGGCGGCGCTGGCAACCTGCAGATTTCCCCGGCAATCGTCACCAGCGGCCCGGAGCAGAACGTGACCGCGTCCCCGGCTGCTGCTGCCGCTGTCTCCATCCTGGGCGCCACCGCTCAGACTGGCGTCAACCTCGGCTTTGCTCGCGACTTCCTGACCTTCGCAACGGTCGACCTGCCGCTGCCGGAGAACAAGGAGGCCAGCCGCATGCAGTTCGACGGCCTGAGCCTGCGCATGATCCGCGACTACGACACCGTGAACGATCAGTTCCTGAATCGCGTCGACATCCTGAGGGGTTCGGCCGTTCTGCGCCCCGAGTTCGGCGTTGTCATTCCGAACGACCCGACCAACTTCTAAGGAGAAGACACGATGGCACTTCCGTCCGACACCGTCGCCGCTGCGGCGACTGAAACCCCCGATGGCACCTTGGTTGGCCGCAACTCAGACTCCAAGGTCGGCTTCTTCGGGGCTACCCCGGCAGTTCAGCCCGCCGCACTGAGCCTGGCAAGCGTCACGGCTGCCCAGCTGGCAACCGCACTGGCGTCGCTGGGCATCATCAAGACCACCGCATAAGGAGGCCGTCATGGCTGAGTTCAAGCACGCCAAGTACCTGCATAAGGACGGCGACGTGAAGCTGTTTGCGGGGGATGAGGTAGAGGATGCACTGGCCGCTGGCTGGGAGTATCCGAAGTTCCCGCGATCCAACGGCGAAAAATGGAACCCCGAGGTTCCGGTAGACGAGGTGTCTGCAGCTGATGCGGCCGCCGAAGTTCAGAAGGCCAACCGTGCACGCCAAGAAAAGTTGGATGCTCGCGGGGCCAGTGCTGAATCCAAAGCCGCTGTCAAGAAGTAAATACCCGCAGTAGTCAGTGAATTGGGGCGTCCTTCGGGGCGCCCCTTCTTTTTGGGGAGTAGCCATGTCGAAGGTTTCCGAAATCGTTGCTGGAGCCCTGGGATTGCTGCGCGTTCTGGACGCAACTGAAGCCCCAGAGGCCGAGGACATGGAGACCGGGATCTTCACCCTCAATCAGATGATGATTCGTTGGGAAGCAAACGGATACTCGGTGGGCTGGTCTACGGTTTCAAATCCAGCCGACGAGATGCCGAATGTGCCGGAGGCCGATGAGGCCATCATGTACAACCTCGCCGTAAAGCTTCGCCCGCGCTACGGCGTAAGCATTGACCCGGATGTATTTGAAGAGGCTCGGCGGCTGAAGTCTGACGTGCTCGCTGATGTGTTTGCTTCCAGCCCGATGGAGATGGAGCGCGGCATCCCTGGATTCCGTTGCCGGTACAACATCCGCAGTGACGGGTATCGCTGGTAATGCGCGCCCAACCCGTAGGCCTGATCGGCGGCTTCTACAAAGACAGCGCGCTGCCGTGGTCGTGCCAGGACACGGTGAACTGGCTGCCGACACGGGCCGAGGTTGCTGGGACGCGTACTGCCTGGAAGCTGGAAACATGCCCTGGCCTCCGGGAGAGCCTGTGGCTCGGAGATGCGACCTCGCCGATTCGTGGGATGCATGATCTCGAGGGCCAGCTGTACTTCGTTTCTGGACAGACGCTGTATCGGGTACGCGTAGATGGCGCAGTGGACGCGCTAGGCCTCATCCCGGGTGTTTCACGGGTCCAGATGACCCACAACCAATTCAGCACTGGCTACCAGCTGCTTGTGGAGAACGGGCAGGGCGGTGGCGGGTATGTGTACACCACTTCGACCGGAGCGTTCGCCAAGATCACCGATGAGGGCTATCCGGGGTCGATCTCTTCGGATTACCTGGACTCCTATCTGCTCGGCGTAGAGCCGCAGGGCCGGTTCTGGTTCCATTCCAATCTGGCAGATGCCACGGACTACAACACGCTTGACCGGTATGAGGCTGAGGCTGCGCCCGACCGGATCGTAGGCCTGGCTGTGAGTCAGTTCGAAGTGGTGGTGTTCGGCCAGCGCACTGTTGAGTTCTTCTTCAATGCGGGTGGTCAGACGGGAACGTTCCAGAACCGTCGCCAGTCCATTACTCGGGGCTGTTCCTCGCGCCACACCATTCAGAAGCTGGATAACAGCCTTTTCTGGCTAGGCGATGATGGCATTGTCTATCGTCTTGACGGGTACGCGGCTCGGCGTATCTCTACGCAGCCTCTAGAGAAGGCTATTGCCGGTTACAACTGGTCTGAGGCGCTGGCCTATGTGTGGGAGGACCGG